GCTTAAGGCGGATTTCGCCGATGAGTGACGGCTGGATCGATTGCCCCGAGTGCGAAGGCGACGGGCTCATCGAGATCACGCGCGGTGGTGTCGATGCAAATGGCCCGTGGATGTCGATCATTCCGCGCCGCTGCCCAGAGTGCGATGGCGATGGCGAGGTGCCGCTCGATGATTAGCTGCCCACACTGCGCGAAAGAAATGATCTGGGGCGGCGATCACGACCGCGACGAAGCCGAAAAGCATCCTATGGGGTCTAGTTTTCCCCGCCGGCATGGGGCCCCCTGCGTGTTCCTGCTTCGGCCGGGTTCGGCGTTCGATGACTGACAAGCCGATTTCCGTCCGCGAAGCCCGCGCCGCGCTGAATAGCCAGGACGACGACCGCCGCGATGCTGTGCGTCAGGAGCTCGAGGCCATCGCTGCGTCCGAGATCACCGACATCGTGGCGTGGGATGAGCACGGCCGCGTCGCTTTTGCGGGTTCTGAGCAGCCCTCCCCGCGCGCCAAAAAGGCGGTGAAGCGCGGCAAGGTGACGGCCACGCAGCATGGCCAGAATGTTGAGGTCGAGATGCACGACAAGATTAGTGCGTTGCGCCTTCTCGCCAAGCACCACGGCTTGCTCGAGGCGGACCCGAATGTGAACCGCCCCACACTGATCGGCATAAACTTGAAAGGACCCTCAAGCGATGAGCCACTGGACGACAAAGCTGATTAACGAATTGCGTCGCGAAAAGGGCTGGACGATTTTTAACCTGGCAATCGAGAGCGACGTGCCGCGCCAGACAATCCAGAACGTCGAGCTTGGCGAGAGTACACCGTCCGTGGAGATCGTTGATAAATTGCTGGGAGCGATGGGTTATGAGCTGGAAGCGCTGAAGATGGATGATGAAGAATAATGGCGCGCACCGGCACAGATAAATCCAAGCGCCGCAAACGCAGTGCGCCTGACGCTGAGACCCTGGGTTCGCTGAACCTGGACTTCAGCCAAAGCCCTACGACGTGGAAATTCCTGGGCGACGATAGCTTCTTTCGCGGCCTACTTGGCCCTGTGGGCAGCGGCAAATCATATGCATGCGCCGCCGAGGTGATGCTGCGCGCCGCAAAGCAACCGCCCTCGCCCAAGGATAATATCCGTTACTCGCGTTTTGTCGTCGTGCGGAACAGTTACCCTGAGCTGCGCACCACCACTTTGAAGACCTGGACCGAGCTGTTCCCCGAAAATCAGTGGGGGCCGCTGCGTTGGTCGCCGCCGTTGACGCACCATATCAAGTTGCCGCCGCGCGACGATGTCCCAGGGCCCGAGTGCGAGGTAATTTTCCTCGCGCTCGATCAGCCAAAGGATGTTCGCAAGCTACTCTCGCTCGAGCTGACCGGCGGCTGGGTCAATGAGGCGCGTGAGCTACCTCTCGCCGTCATACAGGGCCTTACGCATCGTGTGGGGCGATACCCTACCAAGAGCAACGGAGGTGCTCCCTGGCGCGGTATATGGGCTGATACGAACCCGATGGACGACGATCACTGGTGGTATCGCCTGGCCGAAAAGGAGCCGGTCAAAGGCAAGTACAAATGGACGTTCTTCCGCCAGCCAGCCGGCATGATCGAGGTGTTGCCAGATGCGCCAGGCGCGATACCAGCAGCGGGTCGAAATTGGGACGTAAACCCAAAGGCGGAGAATATAAACAATCTGCCCGCTGGGTATTACGAGCAGCAACTCGGCGGCAAAGACCTCGATTGGATACAGTGCTATGTGAACGGCCAGTATGTGTTCGTCAAGGATGGACGCCCCGTGTGGGGTGAGTATGACGACGTGACAATGAGCGTCGAGGGACTGACCCATAACGAGGATGCGCCGATTGTTATTGGCCTCGACTTTGGCCTGACGCCAGCCGCCGTGTTTGGCCAGCGCTCACCCGAGGGCCAGTGGCGCATTTTCTACGAGCTGGTAACGGATGACATGGGGCTGGAGCGCTTTGGCCAGATGCTGCTTTACGAGCTCAACACGCGGTTCAAGGGCTGTGAGCCAATGATCTGGGGCGACCCCGCTGGATCAGCCCGCGATCAGATATTCGAGGTCACGTCGTTCGACCATCTCCGCACCCTAGGCCTGAACGCGAAACCGACCGCCTCGAACGATTTCGGTGTGCGCCGGGAAGCTGGCGCAGCTCCGATGACACGGCTCGTGGGCGGCAAGCCCGGCCTCCAGGTCGGCGCGTCATGTCGCCGTCTCCGCAAAGCCCTGGCGGGTGGCTACCATTTCAAGCGTGTCGGAATTAGCGGCGGCATGGATCGCTTCCGCGATGCGCCGAACAAGGATCAGAACAGCCACGTCGGCGATGCTTACGGCTATCTGCTTTTAGGCGGCGGCGAACATCGACGCCTGACGCGCGGCGGGTTCCAGTCGAACTTTGCACAGCCAATCCGCGCGTCGATGGACTTCAACGTCTTCTAAAAAAAAACGGGCCGCAGCGATTGCCACGGCCCGAGGTCAGGGAGAAACATGAATGACAAATTGTAACAGATACCTTTGAATAATGAAAACAACCTTCGCGCCCTGATACTGCCGCACCTTCCGTCTTCAGCGAGGTTGCTGCCGTTTGAGCGCCACCATGCCGTCGTAATGCGGCACGACCGATTTCAGCAGTCGCTCATCACGCGTATCCCCGATTATTTGGACCGCCTCGAGGCGCAATCCGCTGCCGGCGCCGGCTTTACAATCCTCGAGAACGGCCGCGTCATGGCCATATTCGGTGTCACGCCGGTTATTCCGCTGGTCTACGAGGCGTGGATGCTCCGCGACCGTGACATTGCGGAACGTGTCCGGCCCTATGCGGTTGTGTCACGGCGCTTTTTTGAGGCGTTGCCGTCCGCCCTGGTTCTGCGCCGGTGCCAGATCACCGTCGAATGCTCAAATTTGGGCGCAGTTCGCTTCGCTGAATGGTTAAATTTTGAGATCGAAGGTCGGATGCGTGCGTTCGGCCGCACTGACAGTTTTATGATGGGCAAAATCTATGGGCGGAGTATTTAGCAGACCGAGACCGCCGGCTCCCGATCCGTCGATTGCTGTTTCGCAGAAGAAGCAAGAGGAGATTCTTGCCAAACAAGAGCAACGCGCTGAGGCACAAGAGGCATCACAATCGCGCCGCTTGTCTGCAAGCGCTCGAGCGCGGCGCACTGGTGGCATTCGCATGCTTCTCAGTCCTGATCGCGATGACGCGCAGCTCGGGCTCTCCGACACGCTGGGCGGATGATGCACCTCAAGCCTGAAGAGGTTTTGAAGCGCGCCGAGAAGGCGCAGGGCCGCAAGGAGCAATGGCGCTCAATTTTTGAGGACTGCTATGAGTTCGCGCTGCCGCAGCGAAACCTGTATTCGGGTTATTACGACGGCGGATCGCCTGGGCAGTCCAAAATGGATCGCGTCTATGACAGTACAGCGATCAATTCGACGCAGCGCTTTGCCAACCGCCTTCAGTCCACGCTGTTTCCGCCGTATCGAAACTGGTGCCGGCTGCATGCTGGCGACAATATCCCCGCCGATCAGAAGCGCGACGTACAGATAGCGCTCGATCTCTACAACGAGCGGATGTTCGCGGTGCTGCGTCAGACGAATTTCGACCTGGCGATGTCCGAGTTCCTGTTGGACCTAGCCGTCGGCACGGCCGTCATGCTGGTGCAGCCAGGCGATGATCTGACGCCTGTCCGCTTCGAGGCGGTGCCGCAGTTCCTTGTCTCGCTCGAGGAAGGCCCGCACGGGACAATCGACAATGTGTATCGCAAGATGCGCCTCAAGGCCGAGGCCATCGAGCAGCAATGGCCTGACGCCACGATTGGGCAGAAGCTCCGCGACCGGATCAACGACAAGCCGACCGACGATGTCGATTTGCTCGAGGCGACGGTCTATGTCCCCGGCGACGATTATTACTGCTATCATGTTATCTCCGAGGATGACCGCGAAGAGCTGGTCTACCGCGAAATGGATGGGTCGCCCTGGATCGTCGCGCGCTACATGAAGGTTGCTGGCGAGATATATGGTCGCGGCCCACTAGTCACGGCCTTGCCCGACATCAAAACTCTGAACGCGACTAAGCGCATGCTTTTGCAGAACGCGTCGTTGTCGATCAGCGGCATGTTTACAGCGGCCGACGATGGTGTTCTGAACCCTCAAACCGTGACGATTGCCCCTGGCGCAATCATCCCTGTTGCTAGGAACGGTGGCCCTCAAGGCCCGAGCCTGGCGCCCCTGCCCCGCTCCGGTGATTTCAACCTGGCGCAGATCGTAATCAATGACCTGGGCATCGCGATCAAGAAGATATTGCTCGACGATACGTTGCCGCCAGACAGCATGTCCGCGCGCTCCGCGACAGAGGTGAACGCCAGGATGCAGGAGCTTGCGTCGAACATGGGTAGCGCGTTTGGCCGGCTGATTACCGAAGCCATGCTGCCACTGGTTTCCCGCATCCTCAAAGTCATGGATATGCAGAACCTGATCGACATGCCGCTGCGCGTCGATGGCCAAGAGGTGAAGGTCGTGCCGATCTCGCCGCTGGCCAAGGCACAGAACCTCGAGGAGCTCGAGAGCGTGTTGCAGTTCATGCAGTACACGAGCCAGCTCGGCCCAGCCGGAATGATGGCCGTCAATCAGGATCGCGCCATCGAGTTCGTCGCAGATCGCCTGGGCGTACCGCCCTCGCTTCTTTCGACGCAGGAAGAGCGCGAACAGCTAATGGCCGAGATGCAGATGGCCATGCAGCAAGAGCAGCAAGCTGAAGCTGCACCAGCACCACCAATGTAGAGAAAGATATGCCTGCAAAACGCAAAGGTCTTTACGCCAACATGAACGCCCGCAGAGCCAAAGGCATAAGCCGTCCGAAAAGCAAGTCGACCGTGAGCCCCAAGGCTTACTCGGCGATGAAAAAGGGCTTCAAAAAATAATGGATTGGAACGATCTACTTGCGCCGCCAGCAGAGCTGGCAGCAGAGAGTGAGCCCGACGATCTCGACAAATTATACACGCGCGTTTTTTCGACGCGCGATGGCAAAAAACTGTTGGCGCATCTCCGCGCCGCAACCATCGAGCAGCCAACCTGGTATCCGGGCGAAGACGCCAGCCACGGATACGCGCGCGAGGGGCAGAACAGCCTTGTGCGTGAGATTGAGCGTCGCCTTCAACGAGTAAGGAACCCTGATGTCTGACACTGCGACCGTCGAAACCGATAACGCCGAGAGCGCCGGAAGCGACGACAATCAAAGCCTACTTTCAGCGACACCAACCGAAACAACCAATGAAGCTACTGAGCCTGAAGCAATTCCGCACCTGGTCCAGGAAAACGACGACCTGGTCGAAGAACAAAGCGAAAACACTGTTGAGCGCCCTGAGAACATTCCCGAGCAATTTTGGAAGGATGGCGCAGTCGATAGCGATGCTATGGCAAAAGCCTATGGCGATCTGCGCGCAAAAATGGACAGCGGCAAACACAAAGCTCCAAAAGACGGCAAGTACAGCCTGGACGCGCTCGAGGCCGTCGACCCGGAAGACCCGACACTGAACGAGTTTGTCGAACTAGCGCGCGAAGAAGGCATCTCGCAGGGCATGTTTGAGAAACTGACAAGTTTCTACATGCAAGCAGCCGGACAAGCTGCCGAGGAAATCAGTTATCGCCGCGATGAAGAGCTAGCCAAGCTCGGGCGCAACTCCGACAAGGTGATCGCGTCGATGGATAACTGGCTGACAAAAATGAACACCGCTGGCGTGCTGTCAGGAGCCGAGCTCGAGGCCGTTGCCAACGCGTCGACTAATGCGTTGTTTATCTCTGCGCTAAACAAAATCCGACGCAGCTATAATGAGCCCGACATCCCGCGCTCTGAAGCTGCCGAGCCAGACACCATGACGATGGACGACATCCAGGTGATGATGGCCGACGAAAAGTATGGCGTCGATCCAGCCTACACACGTCAGGTCGAGCGCAAGGTCTACGAGCTGCACGGCGAGAAAATCTAGCCCAAATTTGGGCGCTCACTGGCGTCGAAAATAGTTAAATGGAGGGAGCTCGATAACCGCGTCAGCGGCCGATCACGCGTATTCGCGGCCCGCTTGGACAACCGCATCTCACAAATCGTAACTCTTTAGGAGAAAGCCCATGGCTACTATCAGCCCCGCTTTCGTGACGATTTTTGACAATGAGGTTAAGCAAGCATATCAGGCGTCCCGCGCGCTGGCCGGCCTCGTTCGTGAAAAATCCATCGACGGCGACACAGTAAAATTCAACAAGCTCGGCAAAGGCGTTGCGTCCGTTCGCACACCACAGTCCGACGTTGTGCCGATGTCACTGGCCTACTCGCTGGTGACTGCGACGATGACCGACTACATCGCCGCCGAGTACAGCGATATCTTTAACCAGTCACACGTTGGTTTCAGTGACCGCCAGGAGCTCGTCAGCGCTGTCGGTAATGCCATCGGTCGCCGCATGGATCAGGTCGTCATCGACGCACTTGATGCTTCGACCCCCGTGGCTGTCGCCAACACCATCCAGAACGACGGACGAGTTCAACGAGGTCCGTGCGCTTGTCGATGGCTCTCTTAGCCAGTTTCTCGGCATGCGTATCGTGGTCATCGGTGATCGTGACGAAGGTGGCCTGACCAAAGATGGATCGAACGACCGCTCTTGCTATGCGTTCCACAAAAACGCGATGGGCATGGGTGTTTCGATAAACCAGAAAAGCGAGGTCAATTACGTGCCTGAGAAAACATCGTTCCTTGTGTCCTCAATGTTTGGCGCTGGTGCCGTTGCTATCGACGACGGTAGCGCTGGTGGCATCGTCAAAATCACCTGTCGGGAGGCTTAATCATGGCATTTGCAAGAGCAGGATGGTCCCCGGCTGGTGGTCAGAGCTTGAAAGGTTCTGCGCCCCAGATGTGGACCTACACCACAGCGGACGCCAAGACAGATGTCGATGGCGCCGGCTATTTCAACGCTGTCTCTGACGACGTTACCGTCGGCGACATCATCTACAGCTACGCGTCAACCGG